TTTGATTATGAGCACATTGACGAAGTTCATGGTCTGGTTTATGTACACTTTCAATAAACAGATCCAGTCCTCGATTCCATTTTACATCAGGTGCTTCATCCATAAAGTTTCATGCAGTTAATACTATTTAACCATCAATAATCATCATATTCGCAAGGAACTCTTATAACCTCATACCATCTCCTTACATACCCAGGATTCCATCGATCTCCTGGAACATATTCCTCACGATAGACTCTTCTTCGGCATATTGGTTCATAATATCGTGGAGCGTAGTGTGGACGATCATAAGTGAATGGCGCCCAGAATTCACCCCAAGTAATTGCTTGGACTGGAACAGGGAGTAGTGCTAAAAAAAGAATGGGTAAAAATTTCATAGAAATTTCTCCAAGGTTGCCGTTGCTTTTTTAGATGCTTTGATTTCCTTAGAAATAAAGGATCTCGCCGCCTTATAGTTGTTGGCAAGATGAACCTGCTGCCCATTATGTATGATAATAAACTTCTTACCAAATGGTACAGCAGCCCACATTCCATCTTTGGTTACATAACCTTCTGGATCTCCTGGTTTTGAATCAAGAACACCAGGACGAGGAATGAATGGTTTAAGAAACTTTTCAGTCATCCGAAAATTGCAGTTACAGAAATCACTTTTGCATTCGGATTACGAGCAAGAGCAGTTTGTTTGGCATCTTGATAATCACGTGCCTCAACAATTTCATCAAAGACTTTACCAGCGACGTAGAGTTGAACTTTGCAGCGCATTGGATTTCTCCTTGTTTATCTGTTTATTTTAGAGCAGAAAGTAGTGGATTTAGAATGGACTGTGCCACTTCTTCATCCGTCACAAAGGGGTCGATTTTAGCATAGGAATCTGCCCATTCCCGTGCTTTTTCAAAGTATTCTGGATCGTTCTCAATTCCTATGTATTGTCGATTAGTGTTCTTACAGGCAATAATTGTTGAACCAGAACCCATGCAATTATCCAACACAACGTCACCTTCATTGCTATATGTCCTGATAAAATACTCAATCAGTAGTACAGGTTTCTGTGTTGGGTGAAACTTTAAGGGATCGTCATTGTTGATGACAGGAAATTGCAGTACATCACGTGGATATCGTGTCGTTGAACCCCCAGGATTGCCCAGACGCTTGTCAACATGGTTATAATTGCGTTTTCTGTCGGGAGGGGGCAACTGATCCTTGGGCAGCACCGCGTTCATGGGTTTATGCCCATGTGTCATTTGAGGATTGTATGTTGGCAACTTACGATAAAACACCAGCACATTTTCGTGTGCTTTCATAGGCATTTTCTTTGCATTTAGATGACCAGTTGCCTTATTCTTTTCCCAGATCCACTCATACTTAAAGTATTTCAGATTGGAACAGGCAAGCACCTTATCAAAGGGTGGTTGAGCGGTGAGCACAATCGCACCGTTTTCTTTTACAATACGGTGATATTGCTCCCACAGTTGATCAAATGGAATTGGACAATCCCACTCATTCTGAGTAGTCCCATAGGGTAAATCACAAAAGACCATATCCACACAACCATCAGGAAGTGTGGACATAATCTCTAAACAATCGCCTTGAAACAGTTGATTCATCTCTTAACTACGGAAATAGCAGGTTGACCTTGATTGAACACAGTATCCACCACTGCCTGCACCTTACGTGCCGTGGAAATGCCCACAGAAGAGTAGACGGGGATGCAAACTAATCCAAAGGATTTAGTATACTCGGAAAGGCGTCCAGGCGCAATAGCGCCGCTCCTGAGCGCCTCTGCATCATCCTTATGCAGGCGGATCACGCGCCCGATGGTCTGAGAGATGCCAATGTAGTCCATGGAACGCATGAACAGAACCGCTTCCAGACCAGAAACGTTGATGCCCTCGGAGAGGATGCTATGGTGCAGCACAACAAACTTCTTATCGTTGTCCTTGCCCCAGGCACTGAGAGTGTCGAAGAACACTTCACGGTTCACCTTGCGCCCATCAATCACAGCACCAGTCTTGGAAGTGATGTACATCCAAGAGAACCCACGATCCTCCAGTTGCTTGCAGAAATCGGTCTGAGAAACCAGAGAAGTAATCTGCTTGGTTGCCTTAGAGCAAATCAGAACCTTGCCAACTTCCTGAGCATCAATGGTCTGAATCAGGTTCTCACAGTCAACATCGGCAACGATCTGTCCCTTACTGAGCATCTCAAACTGCTGCACCACAACCTTAGGAGGAACGATGAAACCACCGTCCACAAGTTCAGGGGCAGGCACATTGCAGATTACCTGACCATAAACAGAACCATCATTCATCCCAGGTTTGGAAATAGTGGCAGAATGCTTAGGAGTAGCAGTGAAGAAATAGCAGCGGTCAGCATTAGAAGCAAAGTGCTCGGTTGCTGGAAAAAAGTTACGCTGAACTGAATTGTGCGCTTCATCAAAGTAAATGGTATCGACGTGAATATCTGCCTGTTGCAGGCGTTGCAGAGAGTTATAGGTCGTAAAGATCAGTTGATGCTTGTAAGCACGGCGAGACCAGTTGTGAATCTCAGCAGGTTTGGTGGTGCTCTGGTGATGAGTCTCACCGCTATGAACGTGCAGCACAGCAACGTTGGTGATAAACTCAAGATACTCGGCAGACAACTGCTCTGCCAAGAGGATGCGGGGCGCCACCACTACAATGGTCTTGGGGGCATCAGATTGGAACTCACGTAGGGCGTCACAGATGCCCACAAGGGTCTTGCCACTGCCAGTGGGCATGATCACCTGTCCCTTGACATACTCCAACAGAGCATCCAGAGCACGTTGCTGGTGAGGACGGAGTTCAATCACGGATCTCATTGCGTATGGGACTATTATAGCAGAAAAAGGGCGCCCGAAGGCACCCTTGTGACGGTTATGAAACTGGTTCAGGAGACCAAAAGATACTTACCACCACCAACAAAAACCAATCGACCAGAATCACGAATGATTTGCAGATCTCTACGAATCAGAGCATCTGGTGTTTTATTGTTTGGATTAGTGATTGATAAAATCGGAATGGCAACTTTGTAAATATCTTCAAGAAAAAAGATATTTCCTACACCAAAAGTTAGAGAAAGTATCTCACGAAGGCGTTCAACAGTTGTCATTGGATCTTAATCAGAGTATCGGCAGGGTCAGTGTCCACAATGTGAGGAGGACGGTATCCATAGATCAGCGATTGACGCAGCACAGAACCAGTACCATTAATCTTGTCAAGGTTATCAAAGATTTCATCCAGTTGAGCAAGACGATTCTGAACCATCTTGATCACCGCAAGACCATCTTTGGCATTTGCAGTGTTCACATAGAAGTTCAAACGAGTTTTAATGCCTTTGGCAGTATCGCGCAGGAACGTGGGAAGGAAATCACGAATCCATACATCTTGACTTGCTTCATACAGGCGATCAACAACATTAGTCACAACTTGATCATTCTTATCAAGAATCACAAAGTTACAGTTCTTGAAGAAACGAATCACTTGCGAACGGGTGTAGTTAGTCAGGAAAGAGCTCTTCTCAGTATTGTTGAAGATATTCTTTTTCAGATTAGCACGGGTCAGAGAAGTTTCGTTTTTGGCATACTTATCCACCCAAACATTCACATCATCTTGGGTAACAATGATGTCCTTCATCTTTTGACGTTGTACCCAGGCAATACCACGTGCCTTGTAATCGTCATAAACGGAACTTGAACCATCGGGTTGTGGTTGATGAAGCAATCCAACTTCATCCAGAACATCACCCTCTTCATATCCTGGTTTGATGCGATACACATCCACAATCATCCAAGCATAACCGTTATTGGAATACCACATCCAACGGTGGTTACCATTCACCAACCAATTTTCCAGTGCTTGTTGATTCTGCTGTTCGAGCACAATCGGAGGAAGTTTACCTTGCTTGTAACCCTTTTCAAGGGACTTAGCAACAGTTTCATAAACTTTGGCATCATTACCACGGAAACGTCCTACGTTTTTCCGCAGTTTGAAATGCTTGGTCGGAACCACTTCGGTACGAACATACTCAACAGTTTCGTACTCGGGGCGGTCATAATTTTCAATCTGTGCTTTCAGATCAAACAGAGATGCATCCTTCGGAAGAGCAACATACTCTTGCGGGAACACAACCTCTTCAAAAAAGGTTTTGTTGTTCATTGTAAAAAATACGGCATAATGTCCAGTTTGGTTTCGGCAAGTGCCTCAACCGTGATCACACTATACCCCAAATCCTAGACCCTGTCAACCCCTCAACACATTAGAAAAACTTTTCGATCCCAATAGGTTGTCCAAATGAATAGTCATATTCCAGAGCATCGGCACACACATAGTGTGGATGATCGGTAGGCACACCAAGTCTAGTGCATAACTCTTTATGATTATCTTCCATCATCTCGACTGCATACAGCATATGATTCAAAATATGATCTTCATTGTGATATTTCAATAGACGATTCTTTAATGCCACTAAAAAGTTTCCAGATCCTGCCGAGTTATCAATAAATGTGCTTTTGGGATCTTTCAAAAGATGCTCAGGAACTTCATCAAGTATCTTCTCGACAAGTTCTTGTGGAGTAAAAACTTCTTGTGTTTCTTTAATTCTTTCATCGGATCTTTCAATGGTCGACCCTGTTTCTTGATTATGTTTATTTTTTTTCATTCTTCTCTTCTAAACATCTTACATAGGTAGAAATCAAGTCATTCTTACCAAAATGTCTTCTGCCATTACAACTTGAGGCAACCTCACGAAATACTGGTGCAAACTCGATCAAATTTTGAACAACTTCTGGTGAACGAACTTTGAGAAAATGATGTCCTTTTGCATAGTGAGTAAAGTTTTCTGTTTTAACTCTACCACTTGGACCTGATCCATATTCACCAACAAACACATCTGCCTCAAATCTTCTTTCATAAGGAAGAAACTCAAAGTCAGAATGTTCGCGCATCATCGGAATTTCTCCGACTCCTACCTGAAATCTAGACACATTTTTTACTTCCCAATATTGCTTGACCGCACTGATACCACCAGGAAATGTAGAAGGATCGAGATCTTCATCAACTACACAATGAAGATGCCCTTTAATTTTGTTCAGTGATGATGGTTTACGTACCGATGTCGGCAAAACAAATCGAATGTCATCAGTAATCTCTGCCGTTTTGTTTAGAAACTTAATTGCAAGATTCCCACCCACACCATATGGAGGATTACCAATTGCCATTGTGAATTTCATCTATCAATCTCCATACTTAATTGCAACAGTAAATCGATGACGATCTCGAAAGGAAGTTGCACGGTGTAGTATACTTGCATCAAAGTATACCATACGATTTGGGACTGGTGTAACGCCATAGATCTCATTGTTGACTAAAAACTGGGTTTCCCCACCATCATTTAGACTCCAAGACTCTGTTGGGTAGTAAAGAAACGTCATATCACCAGAATCACCATCCGTATGAAAATATGGTTGCTCTGATGGTGCAAAGCAGTTTATATACATTCGATATAATTTAAGTTTTGGAACATATTTTTGTGTTTTTGATGAAAACAATTGATATAAATTTTCTGTTTCTGGAATTTCATGTACCATTCCAGTGGGTGGTAGATTATAATAATCAACTTCTCCCCATTGATATAAAGCATTACAACAATATTTCAGAATAGTATCATACTCCTCTTTTGAGAAGAATCTGTCAATAATCTCAATCACCATATTCTAAAACTTTAAGATTGAATGATAATGTTACGCGAGGATAATCTGTCTTCTGAGAAGGCGGAACCCAATGTTTGAGATAAGAAGGAAATATCAATAAGTCTCCTTCTTCAATCTGCGGAACATAAACTTCACCACATTCTAGTTCTACGCTTAAATTTCTGAGTTGAGATAAAGGATCTCTAAATTCTGGTGGTTTATGTTTATTGGGATCAAACGATAAAAAGTGAATACAAGAAAAATGAGTTATGGTAAATGGACCAGTTAGATGGTCATGTTCTTCCTGATATTCACCATCAGTGTATACATTATACCATATTCTGGGAATTGATATTTTAAAATCCTTATAAAAGATATTGCTCACACACTCTGTGTATTTTTGAGTAAGCAAATTGAAGTACACAGAATCCTGATTTAAAAGTTCTAACCCCTCTGGTTCATTTTCAAACGAAGTTTTAACTTTATTTGTTGTCCAATCCTCTGGAATAGTTAAATATTCGGAGTTTCTAAGGATTTTAGGGCACAACAAAGTTTTCAGACCATTGTTGTCAGAAACTTTTGATTTGAATATCGTGATGGGAAATATGGATATTCTACTAACCATTAAAATGAGACCATAACAAAATTATTTTAATATAATCAAACAAGAATTGTCAAGATTATGCCAATAGGAATGATGTTGATCCTACACCAGGAACAGTAAACACTAGTCTATTCCCAACAGTTGAAATCTGAACTGCTGTTCCAATTCCACTTAAAAATCCACTTGTAGCAGTTACAATACCAGCACTTACAGTTACGCCAGTTCCAACCTTAATTTGAGAAGCGGTTGCAACACCAGAGACATTTATATCTGTCGAGTTTAAATTAGGTGTTGTTAATGTATTGGTATCTGTTCGATAAGTTAGATCAACATCTCCTCTAAGGATTTGTCCATTAGTTCTATTCTCAACAAATGTTGGATAATAGATTGTGGTTAATCCGTTAGTATTGGTAATATCAATGGTAGTCGCTGCTGTTGCTGTTCCTGTCAGATTTCCAATGAAAGAGGTTGCAGTTACAACACCAGAAACATTAATTTGCTTAGCAAAGAATGTTGGTCCAGTGACTGTTGTGATACCAGTGAAAGTTGAAATTCCAGAATTGTAAACATTCAACTGAGAACAACTTACAATACCACCAATTACGTTTGCAGCATCGGTCGAGAACCCAGCACTATTTGCATAAGTTGCAATACCAGCTCTATCGGCATAAGATATTGTTCCACTCTGAGCCATTTGAACCCAAGCGGTTCCATTATAATATTCTGGAACTAATGTACTTGTATTGTATACAACTGCTCCACGTATATTATCAGTCGAAGTATCTAAATTGTTCCTCTGTGTTGTATTCAAACGAGGAAGCAACATGAAGCGATAAGCATCGCTGAAATATCCAACCCCAGCTTCGGAGAAGTCAACAGCAGCTTTTGGTCTTGTAGTTCCGACTCCAACCGATCTTATCAGAACTCTCTTCCCAATAGCATTAATATCAATTTGTGGATACGATGCTGTACTACCAACTCCAATAAAGGTTGATGACGCAACTAAACCTAATCCGTTAGCAAAATCTTCTCTTGTTCCAATTTGGAAAGAATAGTCTGTACTATCGGTGCCAAATGCGACCTTTGATACTTTTGTAAAGTTAAGAACATCAATGTCATAAAATGTAGATATTCCAGTTGTATTATTGAGATTTGCACTAATAGCACCAAGAACAGTTATGTTATTTGTAGTAAATACACCGTTAACGGTTAGATCACCAGTCAAACTTGAATCGCCACGAACAAATAAATCATCACCAATATAAACATCATCAGTAATCGTTGAAGTTCCAACAACGTGTAATTGATGATCTGGATTTGTTTTTGCAATACCTAACTTACCATCCCAGGTAAGAGTCATTTTTGGACTTTGATCTTGACCGTAAATCCAGTTAAAGTTTCCTGTTCCTACACCAGGAGCACCACGATGAACATATTGATTTACGTTCCCAAGATCATAATTAACTAGTTCTAATGATCTTTGTCCACTAAAAGTATCAGATAAATTTCCAAATCTCAATTCGCCACCAAGTTGCCCTCTAGTTAAAGATCTAGCAACACCAACATAAGATTCCTCAGTGCTGGTTAAATGAACACCACCAACACCATTTTTTACAATATGAACTTCAGCAGTTGGGGAATGTGTGTTAAGACCAATGTTACTTCCAACATATAATCTATTTGTTACGGAAGAGATTCCTGATGTGGAGTTATTGGATACCGTTATATTTGAGGCAGTTATAAAACCTACAATAATATCAGGAGTTCCAGTCAATGAACGAGCAGTAGATGCAATTCCAGTTACATTACCAGTAATTCCTCCAGAAAATGTTGCAAATCCAGTAACATTGACATTGCCAGTTACATTCAATCTAGTTGCATTTAAAGGTCCAAATGTTCCGATTCCAGTTGTGTTTACATTTCCAGATACTGATGCATCACCCAATATACTGGCATTTCCAGCAACAAGTCCAGAACTAGCAGTTACAATACCAGATGCATTGATATTACCAGATGTAATTGATGTTGATGCGGTTAAAATTCCACTAATATTAATATTTTGAGGAAGTCTACTGTTGTTTAGTGTCCCATACTCAACATTAGAAGCATTTAATTGAGTAATATTTGATCCAATTCCAGAAAACTTATACGCAGTTACAATACCTGTTGCTAAAATATTTCCTTCTGAACTAATACCAACACCACTTGTAAATCCAACCAAAGTTGTGTTTGGTGTGCCAGCAACTTGGAAGACAAAGCGTGGATCAATTGTTCCTACACCAACATATCCTCTTGCATAAATTGAGGTAAATCCTAAACCAACATCAATATCAACCCACTGAGATGTTGGCAATCCTTGCAAGAATCTACCATCACCATAATAAGTTACAAGACCAACAGGTCCAGTTGAAGATGTTACGACACCACTTCCAATAGAAACTCCACTACCTGTAATAGTTCCAGTAAGTGTAACATTTGATAGTGAAGTTTGCAGAACTGTTAAAGTTTCTGCGTTTATTTGAGTAGCAGTAAGAACTCCAACAATTTTAGCATTTCCACGAACATCTAGGGCTTCATTTGGAATTGATGTTCCAATTCCAACCAAACCAGTGGAACTTACAATTAAATTGTCTTCATCAACTTGAACACCATTACGAAAATTAAACTGCTTCCTAATATTCGCCATCTTATATGGTTTTTTTACTATTTATCGCATTTCAGTTTGAGTCATTTTTGATTGCAGTAAAAATAATACAAGGAGCAGCAGCATCTTGTCTAGATGAAGATGCCTTCTGATATTCTACATTCAGATCTTCTTTGAGAGAAAAAACATTGTGAAACATGAAATTCATCAGATTGATATGCTCTCGACCAAGAGGAGTCAAAATATCATACAACTGTAAACCAGGATTACCCAGTTGATCTATTGCTTCTTCCCAAAACTTTTGAGCAGTTCCACTTTTAAATCTCAAAGAAATATTCGAATTATTTCCTTTATGAGATACAAACAAGTTGTGAACTTCTTCGATAAGAAAAGTTTTTAGGTGAAGAGATGAATCTGTGGGTGGAATTGAATATCCATTGGGAACTGTAAAGTTATTTTGCTCCAATTTAGAAATGAATGCAGGAACATTCATCAACATTCCTAAACTATCTTCGGAGTATCCATAATCTTGTGAAACTTTAATTAGAGAATTGAATGGATTGAATTCAGACCAATAATCCGGGACATTAATTCTTTTACCGGTGCTCAAATCGTAAGTGTCTTCTGAAGTAGAATCTCTCATATATTGAGTGTATCTTTCAACGTCAGCTTTCATTGAAGATTGCTTCGATAACTCAAACACTTTATCATATCTAACTTTCTTATCCAACTCAGACATAACTCCCGGAAGTGTAGATCCTGGATGTTTACTAAACAATCTGCCACCAGGTTTTAAAACCCTATGGCATTCAGAAATCAATCTGTCAACATCTTGTGCATATCCAATTGTTTCTAAAAAGATAATACAGTCAAAATATTCATCATCAAAAGGGATATTGTCCCAACTTGCTACTTGAAATCGATCTTCATGCTTTGGATTATTTGCCTTTGCACATTTGATTTGCTCTTCGGATAAGTCTATACCATAATAAGATATTGTTGGTTTTTTTTCTTTTAATCTTTTAAAGAAATATCCACCTCCACAACCACACTCTAATACACGTCTACCCATTTGAGCCAATTCAATAATATTGTTTACGTCCTGATCAATAAAAGTTTCTGGATCAGAGTCTAAATCTACTAAAAGTGCCCCATTGTAGTAGTGCCTACTATCATTTGATAATAATGGTGCTATCGTATTATAATATTCAATAGTATCTGCCATTTTTATTTTTATTTATTGAATGTATGGGTTAGTTGAATTATACGTTCGATAGAACTTGACGGTTGGTTTTTGGTTCTTGTATAGTTTTACTTTGAAGTGAAAGTGGAACTTAGTAGGAATGTATTCTTCAAACATAGTTTCATACTTATCAAAGAGTTTTTTATTAATATGTGGAAAACATTCTTTTAGTGCTGTCTTCACATGTAAAAAGTTTTCTGTCGTATAGTTTGGTAATAGTTCTACATTGATATTATCGTGTATTACATTTCCATTCTTATCAAAATCAAATGCATACAAAACATTATATGCTCCACCACCAAGGAGTCCTGCTAGTTCTAGAGCATCACTCTTCATCTTGTGGTCTATCTTGTTAAACTCACCAAGGAGAAATCCACACTTGAAATCTGTCTTCTTCCCAATATCACTCATCAGTTTAGTAAAGTAACTATACTGATATTTTGTATTGAGACCAAAGGTATCATTTATTAATTGATATTTTTGCTCACTCACACCATTCAAAGATAAGTGAAAGTATGGAGATTTGATAAACTTATTGCAAGGTGTTATTGCCTTATGAAAGGTACGCATCCCTTTAACACCATCTAGTTTATTTGTTAGAATATCATAGATGTAATCGTAGTCTTTTTGTATTTTAGACTTGGGATGAAAAGAAACCTTTTGATAGTCCAAAAAGCAATAGTGATATGAAACGTGATTTGATGTCAAATCTCTCTCAAAAAGATAGTAAGTCATAATTGATTATTGTCAATGCCTAACCAAAATACTATGGTATATCTATTACCAGAAGTTATAGGAGTAACTCCATGATAATACATCCAGTTACTGGGAAAAACAATTACATCACCCTTTTTAAATTTGTATGTTTTGCCGATAGAGGGAAACTCTAAATATCCACCTTCATAATCATCATTTAAGTATGCACAGACAGTTAACAATCTAGAAAAGTTGAGTGATTCTGCATAATGATCATGGTGTATTCTAAAAAAGTCATCCTTAGAATAATCTAAAATATGTGCATCACTTGTACTTAATTTATCTCCATAAGCATAATAAAAAGGTCTTACATCTTTTACATATTTACTACCGATCTCTGTCGAAATATCTGCAATTACTTTTTTTGAAAAATCTTTAAATTTTACATCAGCTGCATAAACATTAACGTATTTTCCTATTCTCAATAAATCAGTCATCGGACTGTTAAAATTATTTTTTTGTTTTTCATTTTTAATTTTTTCAGAAAACTCATCACAAATTTCAGGTTTTATAACTTGCGTATAAACTTTCACATAACTGTCCATATTTAAATTAAATTTGTTATCTCTAATTTCAGATAACATTTCAACATATTCGTTGTTAAACTTTTCCCTATATTCTAAATTATTAAATCTAGAATATAAATCTGCAAATGTATTATTGTGCATCTTCTACGCAAATATCAATACTAATAAATTCAAAATCTTTATCCGAATCATTCTTTGCAGAATGCTTTATATGCCTCACATCAAAAAAATAAAGTTCTCCTTTTTTCCAGTTTATTTCCTCATCACCATAGTAAAAGATTGCTTCAGTATCCATTAGAGGAATATGTGCTCTAAAAAATTCTTTTGGCCAATATTTTGTATCAACATGTTCGCCAACATGTTGACCAGATGGAACTGTTATTTTTGAAAATGCGAGAATATTATCATCTTGCCCAAAATTTTCAATCAATTCGGCCGAATACTTAGTTTTTGGTATGGTTGCCTCATCTCTTGGAATTTTTTTAAAAGCATACAATACGCATCCACTATCATCATCAATATTCCAAGATATTTTAAGATTTGTTTTTGGATTAAAATACTCATCTAATATGAGATCTTTCAATTCAGTTATTTTATTATAATATTCAACATAATAAGGTCTGGAAAAATCAATTGTCATAATTTCTCATATGCTCCCATATCAATATTTAGAACCTTCAAGTAAAGTGGGTCGTTTGTAAAGTGAGAACCAAGATATTCTCTATCGTGCTCATAAAGAATATCAAAGCACAGGAAGCAAAGGTCAACATCTTTAGACTTATTTGTTCCACTGTGAGAATCATATACAAAGTCGAGAATGAATGGTTTACCAACTTCGACTTTGATAGTTCCAAAACTTTCTGCTGTAATGTAACTCTCATCAGCAGTAATAGGAACTAGAATTCTCCACAAGTTTTTACCATAGTAAGGAGGATCAACGTGTTCTTTAATATCAGAACTCGCAGCAAAAGTGTTTAGACTTACAGTTGGAATATTTTCATCCAGAACTATCTCTTTGAGTGCATCACTATAAAAATTTTTCAATTGCAATCCATCAGTTGGTGATTTAATAACACGAAACCTCCAATCACCATACTCATATTTTGATGGAACTTTATACTCTGGAACTTCTGTAAAGTCTTGTTTTAAAATGTCCGGAGTTATATCAATAATTTTTTGAAAATAACTTTTTACATAATTAGATTCTAAATCTAAAACAGGTTTATTCTGGGGAGTCGTCGATTTCAT